GGCGAGAGCAACAGCAAACGAATGACGCTAATCAAAAGTTCACTTGCCGTCTGACAAGACCACACAAAATTCTGCGGGGTTTCCGTGATTAGCGTCACTCGTCTGATGCCACTCAGACGGTTTGGATTATACATAGTTTTTTTATTTGTCAAACCATTCTGGATGCAATGCTTTTAATTGCCATACCCTAGCCTGGGGAACTGTGTCACCCCATTGGCTGATGGCTGCTCTTGTAATGCCCAGCAGCTGTGCCAGGTTCTTTGCAGACCCAGCGTTTTTTATAGCTTGCAATTTATCCATGTTTGCATATTAAGCCAACTTACACAAACAGTCAAATACCCGACAAATTTAAGGGGGCTTTATAAATACCATTTGACAAGCCAGTTAAGCTAGCTTAATATTCACCCATGCCCTGACGTTTCGGGGTCTTTTAAAAGGAAATCAAAATGACCACTCAATATCTTTCATGCGCTGAGACTGCAAAATTAGTTCGTGCTGCTCTCAAAGAGTCTTTCCCTGGCATTCGGTTCTCTGTGCGTTCTAGCACATACAGCATGGGCGCTTCTATCAACGTCAGCTACACCAACGGCCCAACTTACGATGCTGTCAAAAATGTTGTGGCAATGTTTGAGGGCGCTTACTTTGACGGTATGACTGATTACAAAGGTTACAACTACAGCAGTCTGGACGGTGTTGAGACCAGCTTTGGTGCTAACTACATTTTTGTTAGACGTGAATTGACTGTGGAAGTTATGCAGCCAGCTGTGCAAGCAGCTTGTGAATATTACGGTTTGCAAGTGCCAGCTGTAAAAGATGGATGCCAAGGCGCTTACATCGCTGACTCAATTGATTACAACGATCAAAGACGCATCATGGATCGGGTTTCTGCTCTTAATTTCTGTGAGACACAGCCTAGCCCCACATTGGCCCGTGTCGCCTTTCTAGGTGATGACGGTTACGGCTTCAACTCTGTTGGACGTTTGGCAGCTTAAACAACGGGGCGCAAGCCCTTCAAAGGAACAAAATGATTATTTCTCAAGTCTCAAACCAAGTCGCAACATTTGTAAATGTTTTGGATGGCATCGCCTCCTTGGTTACTAAAGTTTCAAAAGGTTACGCAGTTACCTTGATCGACACAGACGCAGAACAAGTGGTAACAACCAGAATTTACCCGCCCACCATGTTTGACCAGGCTGTTGCATACGCAAAAAAATTAGCAAATACTTAAATTATTTGTTGTTTTTTACGCAAATTTAAGGGTAAGCACCTAGACTTTAGCTATTAAGCTAGCTTACAATCACATCATGCCCTAGCAAATCGCACAGGGTCTTTTTAGGAAATCAAATGACAACTTCTACACAATCCAGCCGCAACGTGTCCATGTATGGTTTTGATGATATTGACTCTTACATTGAGTCAGTCAAAGAATCTATCACTTACCAATTCACAGGCGGCAACATGGTTGTTGCTGGCCTTATGTCTGACGCTCAAGAGTTGATGACAAGAGACACAGAACGTGCCAGGCAAACCCTCAACATTGCCAAAACCATTCTGTTCATGATTATGGATGGTGAACTGGTTGGCACACAGCCTTCACGCATTTAAGGGGCTGCACATGAACCGCAAAACAGTTTTCACCCAGGGCAACATCACCATTGTTCGTGTTCAGGACTATGGTTTTCGTTGCAACACATTGTCATCCAGTTGGGAAATTTTTGTTAATGGAAAGTTTCGTTGGACTTTTGCCAGATTAAAAGACGCAAAAAGAACAATTGCTCAAAACTTAATCCCAAATTAACCAAACAGGGCTTCGGCCCTTTAAGGAAACCAAATGATTGACTACAAACTTCACTATTACTTTGATGACGTTGTGTCTTATGACAATGGCACAACGCTTGAAAACGTCAAGGTTGGTTATGACTACTACCCACCTGAAATCAATATGCCGCATGACCACAACTCAGCGGAAATCTACGATGTGTCTGTCTATAACCTTAAAGGTGACGATATTTCTTACGATCTGCCTTTATCCGAATTTGAACACATCATGTCTGAAACCAAGATTCACCACGCCCGTATGCTAAAGGAACAAAATGAAATCTAAGATTATTCAAACACTTGTTGAGTGCTTTTTAGCCATCGTTATCTTTGGCGGCATTGGCGTGATGCTGGCCTGGAGGGGTTAATCATGCTTGACCAGTTCAAAGATTACTTCCGCTTGCCATCAGCTAAAGAGTTAGCTGCCAAAGAACTTGAAATGGCTCAGAGAAAGCTATTAGAGGCTCTCAGCGCCCAAGAATATGCAAAGCGCATGGGTGACTATCACTCAGACCGAATCAAACGCCTAACGGCTTATTTAAAGGAAGAAGCATGAAAAATCTAGCAACCGCATTGGTCAAAGCACAAAAGGCGTTTGGCCCTGCTTTAAAGTCATCTACAAACCCGCATTTCAAGTCCCGCTATGCTGACCTATCCGCTTGCGTTGAAGCTGTCCTAGACGCTTTAAACAACAACGGCATTGCCTTAATTCAGAAATCTTATGACTGTGAAAATGGCGTAATGGTTGAAACCATGTTTGTCCATGAGTCAGGCGAAATGATGGAATGCGGCATTCTGCACTTCCCCGCAAGCAAAGCAGACCCACAGGGCCACATGAGCGCTTTGACCTATGCCCGCAGAGGATCGCTTATGGCAGCTTGTGGGATAGCCCCTGAAGATGATGATGGCAACGCAGCCAGCCGCAGAACCGTGATTACTTCAACAATTGACGAAAACGCCCTTGTAGACCATTTAGCGGCTATTGAGGCATCTACCGATCAAGACAGTCTGAAAAACGCCTACAAAGCCGCCTATGCCGCTTGTAATGGCAATACAGAGTGGCAAACCAAAGTGATTGCAGCCAAAGACAAAGCAAAGGCAAAGCTATGAATACAGAAGACGATGAGTTTGACCGCATTGAGCGTGAAAACAAAATGAAAGGGCCACCCTATCACTTTGCACAACAGCGCACATGGGTAGGGCTAGACGATGAAGATTACATAAAGGCTTATGAGTTGTGTGACTTTGACAAGAACGCGGCTTTTGAATTCTTTGAAGCTAAATTAAGGAGTAAAAATGATAGAAATGATTGAACAACGCTCAGACGCTTGGTTTGAGGCACGGATTGGCAAAGTCACCGCATCCCGTGTGGCTGATGTGCTTGCCAAGACCAAAACGGGTTATTCAACAACTCGAGACAACTACATGGCGCAGCTGGTGTGCGAACGCCTGACGGGTCAAAAGGGAGATAGTTTCACAAATGCTGCTATGCAACATGGAACTGAAACAGAGCCGCTTGCCCGTATATCGTATGAAGTCGCTCAGAACGTCTTGGTTGATGAAGTGGGGTTTGTCCCTCACCCATCCATCATCATGGCGGGCGCTTCCCCTGATGGCCTGGTTGGTGACGATGGCCTGTTGGAAATCAAATGCCCAAACACAGCCACGCATATTGAAACTTTGCTCAGTCAAACTGTGCCAGGCAAATACAACACCCAGATGCAGTTTCAAATGGCTTGCACAGGGCGCTCATGGTGTGACTTTGTGTCTTTTGACAATCGTCTGCCTTCAGAACTTCAATTGTTTGTTAAACGTGTCCCAAGGGACAATATGTATATCAGACTAATGGAAGAAGAAATTGTCAAATTCTTAAATGAACTTGATATAAAAATTGCTCAACTTATGGAAATTAAAAATGTCTAAACTTTACGAAATTACCGTTGTTTCAGGTAAATACAAAAACAAAGATGGTGTGGAAAAATCCCGCTATCAAAACATTGGATCGGTACTTGAAACCAAAAATGGCCCGATGTTGAAGCTGGACAACATCCCTTTGATGGATGGCGGTTGGTCAGGTTGGGCTTATTTAAATACGCCCAAGGCTAAAGATGACCAAGGCTTTCCAAAGGATGACGATATTGATTTTTGATTAACGGGGGAAAGCCATGCAATTTTGCTTGCGGACGAATGGTTAGTACCCCACCCAACAAGGAAACATCATGGACTATAGAGAAACATTTAAACGCATTTTTGCCATGCCCGAATTCCCAAGAGTTCGTGCAAATGATCCCCTTACATCGTTTGAGGCAGCTGAATCAATCAAAGACGCAGCCCCCCAACATCACCAGGTTATTTTTGATTGCCTCAAGTTTTACGGGCCACTGGGCAAAGATGGCATTTCAGCTTTGACAATGCTAGACGGTAATCAAGTCGCTAGGCGCTTAAACGAAATGAAAGTCATTGGGCTTATCCAGTTGACGGGCAACACAGTTAAATCCAATTCAGGCAGAAATGAAAGAGAATGGCAATGTATCCAATCGGATTAGGCGGCAATCAGCCCGTTCATAAACTTAAAACTTGTAATAAATGTGATGAAACCAAACCACCTGAAGGCGGCATTGACATGGGTCATAAATGGATTTGCCAAACTTGTTGGATTCTTAGAAGTACGGGGCGGCATCAAAGGCCAAGTTTGCCCACCTTGTAACAATAACTGTAACCAAGGAAGGAACTGCCCAAATGACCAAAGACGACCTAGTTAACCTTCTTCGCATCACAGGCGCTCAGGAAACCGCTATAGACGCTGTATGCGCTGCTTACGATGCGGGTTGGAATGATGCCCTTGACGATTACGCAAAACGCCTTGTGGCGCTTCCTTTTGAAAAAAACACAATTGACAGTTTTGGGTGTTTTATCAAAGAGGCTAAGAAATAAGACTGCACTCGGCTTGTCTGCGTTTGAGTAAACCAGGCAAGACCTTGCCACCGCCTTTTGTCCACAGCATCAATTGCTCTTTAGCGCCTTCCCAATCCCCTGCGTTAATCTTACGTTTGAGGGTTGAAGTCTGTAGTCTGCCTGTACCCAGGTTGTAGCAGAAGTCCACAATAGCGTTGCACTTGCGCTCATCAGTTGCAAGGATAGGGCAGTTCCGCAGAACGCCTGGCAAGTAAGTATGCTCAAGTTCCACCATAAGCAGCGCTCTTGCTGTAGGCTCATCCATAGGGGCATCTTCCAAGGTCACTTTGCGCCCGTCAGAATAGTAGGTTGACCCATAACCAATGGTTGCAATCCCCGCAGGGCATAGGTAAGGCTTAGACCTAAACCCCTCAAACTGGCGACACAGAGCAGCAGCCAGTTCTAGGTTCATATACCCCTCTTAGACAATGTACGGTCAAGAAACCAATAATTGATTGTTCCTGAGAGCAAAGCTGAAAAGTCAGGGGTCATCATGGTTTTAAACACTTCCACAGCGGGCGCACCATTTAACCAAGCGTTGTAGGCAAACCAAACATGGATAAATGACCACACAAACAAAACCCAGTAAGTCACCATAGGGCGCACAGAGGCCGACAGGGAAGCTACCCACCCACCCGCTGCTTTGACCATCTCGGCCTGTTGAACAATGGCGTTGTTAAAGGCATCCATCACGCCCACATCAATGGCTGCTTCCCGTTGTGCGCCAATTTCAGCCAACTTCTGCTGACCACGCTGCGCTTCCAAATCGCATTGGAACTTGAACATATTTAGTTCATGCTGACGCTCGTTTTTCTTATCAAGCCACTTTAAGACTTCGGGGGCCATCCTAAAAATGCCACCAAAAATAGAACCCAACAAACCACCGCTTAAAACTTCAAACATGATCAATCCTCCGACATATCAGTTGCAGCCAGGTTAATGCGGGTCTTTAATGCCGCAATATCCTCTGGCTTATCTTTAAATCCAATGGCTACATATCCCGCAAACTTACCCATATCGGGAGGGATAGAGCCTCTACACATAAACTTAACACCTTGCTTAACACCCCACTCACCCACTTTAGATGACGGTTTAAATTCCTCACAAAGAATCTCACCATTAAGCATGGCAACCATTGCACCATTGCGGTCTGATGACGCATTAAACAATGAAGTAATAGAACCTTCAATAGCTTTTTCCCGTGAGCCATCAACATTTAACGCTAAGACCGTTGTGCGGCTGTTGGTTGACAAATTGGCTTTGTGAATCAAAAGAACAATTCCATCCACATCTTTAAGCAAACTACGGGCAGGGGCAAGCAAGTTTTCTTGTTTAGCCAACTGAGGCATTTTGTCTTGAGTGGTAATGGCGTGAAGAATGACTTGGCGGGAGTCCCAAGCAAAGTACCCTGCAAAAAACAAGAACGACAACAAAATGACCGTAAACAGCTTGAAAGGGTTATCTACCCACTCAATTAGTCCAATGACTTTGCCAAGTGCGCTGTCATCTTTTTTGGCCTCTGGCTTGGCAGCAGCTGGCGCAGCAACAGAGACATTGATTGTTTGTTCTGCTTTGGGTTTAGGTGTGCGCCTTTTAACGGGCGCTACCTTGGCTGGGGGTTTTTTTGCTGTAACCATGTTATGCCAATATATCCAATTTGCGGTTGGTAAAAATCTCTAAGTTAAGTTGGTTGCGTTCTGCTTTCTTAACGTACAACTCAAACTCAAGAGCATCAATTTTTATATCTACCTTTTTCATTTTCAGCGCTTGCTTGTAATCTTCTGTCAGGCGTTCTGCCCTGCGCTCAAGTGCATCTGTCCTGTTTGGATAGCCTTCTGGCTGAACCATTGGATACCATTTGTATAGGGGAGGGATCATTTCTTTTCACGCTCAAGTGCCTCTTTGTATCCGTGAATGACTATGCCTCTAAGCTGAGTGGAATCGGATGCGCCCGACCACTCTGCTAAATTGTTCCAAATCACCACATAGTCTGTTGATTTGCAATGTTCTGCGTTTTGAACAAGCCATGCCACCATCTCCTTATGACGTTGTGTAGGATCATGGACGGTGTAGCCAATCCCATAGAATTCCCTAACGTAACAGCCATTCTTGGCTACTGCGCCAACTAGCCCAAGCAACAAAAGCAGAATGAGCCAGCGCATTCATTTACTTTGACCAATAGTGCGAAATGTAACCAAAGATTGAGGAAACGCCTGACACTAAGGCCATGCCCATCCAAAAACCGCCACGGCCCTTGTTGGCTAGTTCAATCAGCGTTTCTAGTTGGGCTTCCATCTTGTCAATTTTGGCCTCCATAGATTCAACTTTTTGCCAAAGAACCCCGTATTTAACCAAATCAATGTCAGACATATCAACTCTTTTGTATGAACGCAAGGGCATAGTACAACGGTAAATTTGTGCCGCCAGAACCCGTCACAGCGGACGTAAAGCCGCCTGTATTGCCCACAGCGTAAGTATTACCCGCACCCACCACAAAACGGTCTTTTAAGTTTGGTGTGCCGTTTTGACCATCGCAAAGGTAGTAGCCTGTAGGGATAGAACCAATAGAGCCTGACCACATCACAATTGCACCTGATGGAATTGGGGTGACAGCTGCGCTAGTTCCCAAAATGCCATAAAGATTGTCGTAAGTGGCAATTTGCACGTTGGCAGAATCGGTCAAAATGAACTTGTAAGAAAAGCCTTCAGTTAGCCAAATCTCTTGTGGTGTACGTCCGCTAGTCCCCAACTGGATAGGATTGGTGTTAGCAATCGTTCCCGCTGAAGTGGTGTAAGTCGCCAAGGGAGTGCTAGACCCAGCCTGGTAGGTATAGATATACCCACCGTTAAGGGGAATGCCTGTGTTGGTAAAGAATTGAAAACCGTTACCAATGGGTGCAAGATTGACTGCCATGTTATTTTCCTACGTCTGAAAGTTTAGTACCAAGTTGAGAGGCTTTTTGCATCTCTTTTTGAGACTTTAAGGCTTCTTTGGTCATTGCTCGATTAGCAAGTTTTTCTGAACCCGCCAAACCCGCTTTACCGCCTAAATAGCCGCCAACAGCAGCACCGCCTGGCCCTGCAATAGCGCCACCAATGCCAGCGCCAGCTGTTGTGCCAAGTTTGCCAAGATTGCCTTCAATAATGCCAACTCTACGCATTTGCTGACCAGCGCCCTCATAGCCGTGAACGCCTGGCATCAAGTAACCACCCATGTTTAATGTGTGAAATGCTTTTTGTTCTTCAGGAGAAAACGCCACTTTAATC